ACTCGATGACGTTATCTTTGGTAAAGCCTCCTCTAATGGCTCCGTACACCCCCGCGTACTCATCTGACCTTTACTCTTTCCACCAGTAATCGGTCCTTTCTTTCCGTAGTTTTTCTTTTTATTTTGTTTCTTTTTTCCCGGTGCACGCATTCCCATCTGACGGTGCTCCTTCTTCACTTCTTTTTTTGGCGGCTTTTTTCGCTATCTTCGAAACATTTCCACCCTTTCGGTATCGTACGTCGTTCTTTGCAAATCGCGGCATACTGATAATATCTGTGCTCTGTAGTAACTTCGCTTTCTGCGAGAAACCGTGTAATACAATGTCCTTGCTTTCTGGCGGACATCGTTTTTGTTCGGATATTTGACTTATCCCGGGAGCCGAACGTTTCCATAATTCACGGTTTATTGCACCCTCTTCTACCCACTTCATACCTTCTAACTGCGGTCCCATTGCTTCCAACTTTCCACAATGCAATGACCGAATCTCATTCTCATCAAGCTCACAACACTCAATTTCATAAAAGGTAAGCTCACCCTCTTTATCGATTTTCAAATCGTTCAGATAGGCTTGCTTATAATAAGCGGCATAACTAACTAACAGGTTAAACAACTCCTCATCAGCATACGACAACTGCGCTAAAGACAACAAACGCAAATAATTCGTTTTTATATTCGTTTTCCGTGCTCCATAAGCAACTTGGCATAACACCTTATCTCGATCGGGACATGACACCCACATCGAATGACGACGTACCCACTTACTACTAAGAAAATTCAACTCTTCTAATTTCGTACTCAAATCTACCACCTTCATGGTAAAACCAAAATCCGCGTAAGCTTCGCGATACCCTTTCTCCGTAAAAAACGTATAACGGTCGGTATTTATAGCACCGGCCTCATCATCACCAACCATCTTCATCCATATAGTAGTTGTGAGAAAAACAAACAAATCCAGCAACGTCATACTAAACGCCACCGGTCCCATCATTTTAATGAAGGCATAAAAACCTGCTAACATGTGCATTAAAGTATTCCAAAAGATCGTCACAAAAGCACCCGATCCCATACCTTTAGTTTTCAACACAACCTCCCCATGTTCTAACACAACAGGGGCAAACACATTCATACGCATTAAATTCACACTGCGCATATAATTAGCTTCATTTTGTTCATTTTTTGGTAATTGCCGAAATAATATATCCCGAACTGCTTCAAATAAAATCGGGGGAACATCACGATCCCACCCCGAAACATCGGCTGATATAAATAACGGCTTTTCACCGCCAACATGCGATAACTGATGATATAATCGGTCCCAACCACCGCGGTATTGCGAAATACCCACGGCCGACCATAACACATCATGGTTCATAATCATAGCGTCCTGCTGCGCTTTATACATCATTGCCGACGCAATATGCATATGTAATCCTCCCGTCATAAAAGTGCGCGCTTCTTTACCCACTTTACGCAGTTCCCACTTACTGGTACTCTGCATAGGATCCGGAATTGGAAATTCCGTAACTAATGAATCATAAAACTTACCGAAATTAACATCAAAAATCGGCAATTCCATCGCTTCTTCTTTTGTTTGCAC